CAACACGTTTACTAATAGGGTCGTAAATAACTTGCGCTCCCAACGCTTGAGCCACAGAACGTGCAGAAACAAGCGTGACGCCATCTTTCAACTCACCTTTTCCAATGTTAACCCCATCCACATATACGCTCAATGCAGGGTCGGAAGGCTTCTCTGTTTGCTTCTTCTTCAATCCTAGATATTTAGCAATCCCAACGACATGACCTTCGATAATCGCTTCTAACACATCATCTCGTTTCAATCGCACTGCGTCAGAAGCAACGTCGATAAATAGATTCTCAGTAAGAACGGAAGGCATCTTGCTTTCACGGCACATATGAAGATTCGCCGCCTTCTGCCCTCTGTCTGTCACACCGAATGTTTTCAATCGAGCCATTAGTTCGGTATGAATCACATTTTGGAATGCGGTTGTTACAGCCGAAGCCGTTGTATATCGGAACGACTCGAAGCCACCCGCGCCTCCTCCGGCATTACAATGAATGGATACCAATGCATCTGCTTTGGCTGCGTTTGCTTTATTTGTCCGCTCTCTAAGCTCTAAAAAATCGTCAGTTGATCGAGTTAACAAGCACTTTGCACCTTCATATTGCGATTGCAGTCGTTCTGCCACTTCACAAGCAACCTTTAATGCAATATCTTTTTCTTGCAAACCATTTCCGCAGGCACCCGGGTCTTTCCCGCCATGCCCTGCATCTATAACAATAATCTTAGTCATTTTTAACTTCCCCTTTCTTCTTTAACACTTCAATTACTTTCAGCACAACGGGTGGTAATGGCAATCCAACACGACCCGCATTTTCTACGACACTAATCAACTCATTAGCCATATAGAAGAAGATTGCAGCGTCACGCAATGCATGTGCACCACCTAGAATGCCGTCCAATTGGTGAGCCATAGCCACAATGAGGAATATGCCTAACTTCTTAATAACACCTACATAACCGACACGGGACGATAAGCCCTTCCCGCCTTCTTTCCCACTCTCTACCGCAGCAGCCGCGAGACCTGACAAATAATCAGCAACCACAAGCAACAACAGGACGCCCATTGTCTGCGTCCATCCTCCAAATGCCCATGTTAATGCACTGCCGCCAATAGCGACCAATCCTTTAAAATACATCCCCACACGTTCCATCTAATATCCCCCTCAAATTTAATAGCCCCCGGAAACCCGAGGGCATAATAATAGCGCCTACCATATCGGCGGCGCTTATTGTGCTGTTCCGTTGACAACTTCGGTTACAACTTGCTTAAGATTGGAAAGCGGTGGAACTTGCTCTAGCTTGTACGTTCCTACCATCACAAGACCAACCCATATTTTCACCAGACCACTATCTTTATTAAACATATTGATTCAGCTCCTTTTATATTTGTGGTGTTGCAATCAGTATTGATAATTCAGCAATGGACTTTTTCAACTCTTCATTCGATTCTATTAAAAGTTCTAGTTCTGATTTCGGCAATTCTTCGAGTATAACCTTTGGTGTTTCTCCAGATAAATCAACACTTGAAGCAATTTTGCCGATTGGTATAGCCACTTTCAAAAAAGGAATGCCTATGGGTTCTCTGACCCCTCCTACTACTTGGTAAGTGATATGCCCTGTTGTGTCGTAAAAAATTAATGTTTCGATCATTGTCTATACCCCTTTCTATTTTACGCACCGTTGCTGTACGAGGGAGCGCCATTTATTTTAAGTACGTATTCTGTTGTCCGACAAAAGTATGAAGAACTCTGTGATGCTCGCATCCATAGCTCGCATGTTTCACCAGCATTGAAATATAAGTCATGAGAGAACCATTGAGTAACTTGTGTGCCAGTAGTCCGTACTTCTGGTCCATAAGGTTGACCGTTCTTTCGTATTTGTAACACAGCGTCTACCGTACCTGATGATGGTCCGCCACCTGATGCGTTATACGCTATTCTGTAAGTTCCGTTTAGCCCAATATTGAAAGTTTTTCTCTTGTACCAATTAGGTTCGCTCTCTGTCTTTATATCTGCGTTGTACAGGAGAACTCCTTCTCCAGGTGCTATAATAGTAGGTTGTAATGTGCCTACCATTTCAAGCACCTTTTTCCCCGCCAGTATGTACTCTGGTCTAACATCTGTTGCAAGTGCAGTTACCCATGTTGCGCCGTCATAAAAGCCCCTTGGAGGTTGAAGGAATATCCTATCTCCTGTCCAAACAGTAGAACCTGTTGATGGCATATGTTGATTTTCTGCGCTTCGGTTAGGCAACGTTCCCGCAGTCTCTGCAATCGTTGTACCAACCAAAACTTTGGATGCATCTACTGGTACGCCTTTGATGGTTATCGCACCGTCATAGATACCCGCAGGCTTGATGATATCCGTTTTCCCCGGCGTGACTGTCTGCGCTGCTGTCGATTGTACAGGCTGTGTTCCAGTAACCTTTGCACCCTTCATATAAGCCGATTTGCCTGACCGGATATCCGATGCAACCGCAGTTGCGTCCCCCGTGTTTACTCCTGTTGTAATTTGTCCTATCTTAGTGGCTAACTGGTCGCCCGTATCATTCGGAGATGCAGGGACGCCCTTGCCGCTGATAGCGTTAGCCACTTTTGTCTTAACATCAACGGCACCATTCTTTAAATCTGTTATTGCCTTTTCGACAGTCGTCGTACCGTCTGCCATGAAAGTCGTTTCTGACTTTGCATGCGGGTAATAAACATTACCCTGATCATCCTGAATTTGGATGTTTCTGTTCTCAGGCATTTTCTAACCCCCCTACATCTTTTTAAAGAATAACCGCACTTGAGTCGCTGTCCCCAATGCCGTTCCATACTTCACATTATCCCCGGGATCACCTTTATCCCCCTTATCCCCTTTTGCTCCGGTAACTCCTGCGGGGCCTGCTGCACCAGTGTCACCCTTAGGCCCTTGGAAGCCTTGCAAGCCTTGAGCGCCAGTGTCACCTTTCGGGCCTTGTGAACCCGTTGCCCCTGTTGCTCCTGTCGCGCCGCTTGCCCCTTTGAAGCTCCCTCGTTTCGTCCATACGGCTGCGGCTGTCTTCTCGTAAATATCGCTAGAGGCCGTATCTAATGCCCAATCGCCTACCACGCCAAGCCCTGTGGATGGCGCCCCTGTCACGTTATGCAATTTACTCCCCGCTGTTCCTGCGGGGCCTGCTGCACCTGTTGCTCCTGTATCCCCTTTATCACCCTTTTGAAGAACAAGGCTCGAAAGATACGTCTGCAAGTCTTGACCGTTTGAAAGTAAAACGGCTCTAGCTTCCGTCTCTGGAATAACCGTTTCTATTACTGCCCCCGTCTTATCATCCAAAAGTTGGATTTGTATAATATTAGATGGCATTCATTCCACTCCTAATTATTTAATTTTTATCCCCATGGTCGGCGATACTTTTATTGTCCCTTCCGGTGTTGGGCTTGGTGACTTATCTGTGACACAAAAGTAAAATGAACCTTTTTTACGGTCTGATATTGCGGGTGGGTTGGTTGTGACTACGATCTTATTAGAGATGGCTTCATCGATGATATCCATATTTTTATTCGATGTATTAATATCATAGGTTTCATTTCCTGCGGGCTTTTTAAGCCCTAAATTCGGTGTTTGACTAGGCAAGTACTTTTCCCTCCCTTATCTGATCATGCGTGAAATCTGCTAACTGATCGTGCGTTTTAATTCTCAGATCGTCATATGTGACAAATTTGAATGTATATGAAAGATTCAAGTGGGCCGGACATATCTCTCGAAGAACAGTCTTCAAGTCCTCAATATTAGAAGGAATACCATAAATACTGTTGAACTCAATATGAATTCCACGGTCTAGTTTTACATCAACATCCCCATTTGTGTAGGAATCAGCAACAAGTTTTATCTGAGGCGCGCCAATCTTCCCACTCCCGCGAAACTTTGATTTGATTAAGCTTCGACGTTCATTCAATGGCTTACCAATATCCGTAACAATCCCTAATTCATTCTCGTACACTTTCAAAGCCCATGTCGCTTTTTCAATATCAAGTTGATCGCGTAGGCTCTCGATCTCCTTATCCAAGTTATCCAAGGCAAGACCAATAGACCCTGTTATCTCGTTGATAAGTGGGTCATGCCGCATAATGAGATGTAAATTATTGCTCAAGACGTCTTTATACAAGGGACACCACCCCTAAAACCGCCACTTGCTTAGTGCCTAGGTCAATATTGTTTGTGCCGCCATTGACCTTTAAATTCTTGTAATCTTCCACCCCATCAGACTTGATAATCGCTTCGCCGATCTTTGCATACGAAACAAAATCAGATTCAAAAGCAATCGACTTCAAAAAGCTTGTGACGGATTGTGTAATAGCAGCCTTTACAACGTCGTCGCCAACTCCCGGGGATTTTGTGACAGTTAATGATAAAGACACCTGTAAAGCCTCTGCACTCAGAACATAGCATTTTGCACCAATGGGGGCTTGACCCACTCCAAGGCCGCTGCTGTTAGGGTCGATGTAGTTCTGCACCTCATTAACTAACGTTTGACTTGCGGGTTGTTTATCTTGATTAATAATCACAACCTCGACCGTATTATCTCCCCGAGCAACGGGGAAGACTTTCGCATCCCCTACACCCGATATTTCTTTCGCCCACTGCAAGTAATGATAGATGTTGCCGGATGTCGGCGGCGTCCGCAAGGCTATATAATAGCGGTCTCTCAAGCTATCATCAGATTCAGCTTCATAACCGTCATGTGTCGCCTCGGGATTGGTAACGGTTGTGATTCCTGGTATGGTCACAGGCATTTGTACAATCTGATTTACCGGGATATTTCCGACGTTCCCTTTAACCAAGCATCGAATGGCGACCCGTCCATTGTTCGTAATTACTTTCGTTTCAATGGCTTCAAATTGGACACCGTTAGCCGTTTCGAATAGATCGCCGCTGTATATCGTTCCATTCCCCGAGACAACAACATCGCCAACCGCAAAGGTTGCTTCCTTTCGCTTGATTCCTTTTCGTTGCTCCACAAATACACTAAGCAGCTCACCACTTAGATTATTTACATCAAGTAGACGTTCAACGGAATCGAGTTTCACCGACTGCCCATACAATTCAATTGCAGCAGATTTCAACAAGTCATAGATCAAATAACCTTCCGTCTTGTCATACTGATCATCGATTTGTTCAAGAAGTCGTTTCAAAATGTCATCCACTATATTTCACCTCGCTTTCAATCCCAACCATTGCCCCGGATTTTGTAATGACTACAAATGACATTTCCGCTTTGTTATCGGCTCGTTCAATCTTGAAGTCATCTAATCCTGTGATTTCGGGATGGAGTATCAAAACCTCTTCGAGTTGCCGTTTCGCCTCGCTCGCAATAACCCCAATAGGGATATCCCTACGCCCGACAAATTGATTCAGCGCCATTCCAAAATCTGTACCACGATACACCTTATATTTTTGACTCTCAGTTATCAGCAGCGTAGAAACCCATTGCTTGATTGCCTCTTCATAAGTGGCTTCAACAGGCTTTCCGTCGCGCATGACATGCTTTCTTTCATGAAAATCAAAAAGGAAGACTTTCCCCATCGGCTTATCGACAGGAATCGTATCCCCTTCGTTCAAATCAAATGTAGGAAACATTCATTCACCCACTTTGTCCAAAGCAAAATATTTCTGTTCACTTGTCGTCGGCAACAATATCACTTGATCACCGGCACTAAGCAATAATTG